AGTTTCCCCACGCTCTCTGGAAGCCAAAGCCAATGCCAAGTGCAGTACAGGCATGTGTGGGATTTGAAGCTTATCAGTGTCGTTAACTAAGTCAGGATTACGTTGAACGCAGTTTACTCGGATAGTGTAAACAGCGTTAGGAATAGGATAAAGATCAACCTGAGTGTCCCCATTGTTATCTACACCATTAAAGTTGTAGAACGTAGGGCTTGACTTAGGGGGTGTTTCATTTAAGAAAGCATTGTCCATCCAATGCGTGTCTTTGTAAGTCATAAACCAGTTGGACGTATCATTGATAACGTCAATAATCTTAATCCTATTACCACTGCCTGTAAGTACGTAGTTAAAGATGTCTTCCGTTGTAGTAATAGTAAGAGTTGTTCGCAACGCAGACCAATCCCAAGCATCCTCAACAGTCCTCTTAGCGTCATTAATAAGATCACCGATAAGTAAAGAATAAGGGTTTTGATTAACGGAGCCTACTTGATCTTCTCTGAGCCTTCTTAGGACTCCGTTTACTAATTCTAAATATGTCATTTCAAATTCCTAAGAGGATTGTAGTCTATAAAATCAAATAAAGTTGGAGTTAGAAGTTGTGTGTTGTACTCTAGAGGCTTATAGTTAGGTTGAAAAATATCAGTAGGAGAACCTTCTCTACCACCAAATAAACCTGTACCACCTAAACCACTACCGCTACCATCACCATCGCCAGAACCGTCACCATCGCCATCGCCATCGCCATCCCCTTCTCCAGTACCTGTACCTGTCCCAGTGCCGTCACCGTCTCCAGACCCCTCTCCGTCTCCAGAGCCACCACCGTCTCCTGTGCCAGTATCAGTGCCATCGCCAGCTTCCCCACCAGCACCTGTGTCTACACCGTCTTCGTCAGTACCAGCACCAGCGCCGTCTACAGCGCCTCCTGTGTCACCTCCGTCATTACCACCACCACCGTCACCATCGGCATCTACAGTTGATTGATTAGGATCTACTTTTACTTCTGTAGTATCTGTAGTACTAGTTGAAGAACCTCCTGTAGTGTCTATATCGGCAGGAGCTGTAGAGTTGTCGTTAGTTACTTCCTCAATAAGAACTTCTAAAATATCAGTAGCAGCACTTCCTGAGGTTAAAATAGCATCAACTACTGAAAGATTGTTTTCTGGTTCTTCTGCTGCCTTAGCCTCAATCTGTTCTTGAGTCTCCGAAGTAGTAGTATTTCCAGTACCTACAGAACTCTGGACTATATCAGCTCTGTCTCCTTCTTTAAAAATTTCTGCTTTATTAGGATCATAATTAGGATCGTTAAAAACGGGCTGTTCTGGAGTTTCGTCAATAACTTCACCAGTTGGAGTTTTTAAGAACTCTTCAAGCTCTTCCGCAGTCATTTCTTCAAAATTAGGAGGTAAGTTTTCAGAATCTCCTATATACCTTTTAGCTTCTTCAAGGTACTTTGCTTGTAAGTCAGGGTCAGGCTCACCCGCTGCTAACTCTGCAAGCTGTACAGCTAAAGTACCGCCATAATCTTCCGCTACTAAAACTTCTCGTAAAACTTGTTCTTCGTCGGTAGGTATAATCCACACGCCTCCCCCTTGATAAACCCAAGGGCCATTGTCAGCTATAACTGGGTTTCTAGTATAGGGAACACCGTCGTTTGAACCGACTATAACTCCACCTCCAGACTCAACCGATTCAGTTCCTGCTCCAGAAGCATCAGTGCTTTGAACGTCACCAGTGCTTCCTTCACTGGAACCTGAAGCACCTCCAGCAGTAGCAGGAGCGCCAGCAGCATCAGTACCTCCAGCAGTAGCAGGAGTGCCAGCCCCAGCGGTACTAGCGCCTCCGCTTTCAGCACCACCCCCGCCACCGTCAGCCGCTGATTCATCAGTAGCTTGGGTTTCTGTTTGTTGTGGTGGAATGTAAGGTTTTACTTCTACAGAATCATCAACTTCACCAAGCTCTGTGGCTATTTCGTCTACGTCTACTTTGTCAACTACAATTTCTGGTGTTAAATCCTCCGCCCCAAACACCTCTCCTGTCCCTAACTCTGTAGTGGTAACAGTTCCGCTTAACCCATCGTCCCCGTTTAATAAATCATCGTCTGCTTCTAAGGAAACTACTTCTTCTGTTATTATGTCTTCTGGTATTTCTTCTGATTCAACTGCCGAAGCAGCAGTATTAATAACGTCAACTACTTCTATTACATCAGAAATAACACCTTCATTAGAAGCAGTATTCTTTATAATGGTCATAACATAAGGAGGTATGCCACCACTAGCAGCAGCGCCAGTACCTGCGGATATAGCACCGCCAGCTTCTAGTGTTTGTCCTATGCCTGTTAAAATATCTCCTACATTTCTAGCCCACTCAGTAGTTTCATAAGCTACATTAGCACCGTTAGACATGCTCGCCATCGTAGCAAGTTCACCTGAACTGCTTAAAGTTTCACCTAGTGACGCTAAGTCTGCGCCTAAACCTGCTGTTAAAACATTAACAACAACAGCTTTAAGTACAGCTTCAAAGATCATTTCTAAAGGTGAGTCGGCTTCACGTACAGTGTGGTAAGACCCTAAAGGTACATCATCGTACTGGCCTACGTTTAGTTCATATTGACCACCAGCAGGGCCATCAACGTATATGTCAATACCCGCTGTTTCAGCAGCAGAACGAACAGCATTCATATAAGAAGAACTAGCTAAGTCACCAGCAGTAACCGTAACGCCTCTTTCAGCTCCTTTAGGGCCGCCTGAACCTTGGTTTAGCGCAGTGTCTATAGTGCCTAAAGTACCTCTAACTCCTTCACCACTTGGGTTAATAAAGCTAGATACATTATCAAACTCTGACTGTAAATAAGCCCCAAAGTTATCACCTTCGTTAAACTCACCTACTTCAAAAGTTTCAGCTCTAATAACTGAAGCTAAGTTTTGAGCACCCCAGTTTTGAATTAGTTGATCCGCTGTGTACGTGCCGTTTACTAAACCGTTAACAGCGGCAGCACCTCTTACGTTACCCCACTCTTGCCTAAACTGCTGTACTCGCTCTTTTTGTTCGTCTGTACGCTCACCCTGTACACCAAAGAAAGCCTTAGGATCTGCAACGTCCCACCAAGCTTTAGGCGCATTGCCTATAGAACCCGTAGGATCATCAACTCTAATGTTTCTTGTTTGAGTGGTTGGTAAATCCTGTGAAGTTTCTTCCGTTAAAACTTCAAGCATACCACCTTTAGAAGTTCCAACTAAAGTGTCCTGACCTCTTTTAATAGTTCTTTTAGTCGGTGCTGATCTTTTAGCCATTGCGATTATTCCAGAGGTCAAACAAAGTTTTAAGTTTTTCTTCCACTACGTCCATACGAGACATTAGTTTGCCCAACGTAAGGACAAGCACAATGAAGCCCACAAAGATGGGCCAGATTGATCCAATAAGATCAATGTACTCCACATTAAGAGTCCTTATTTTTATGGATTAAGTTTTGTATTGTCTCCGTCTCAAAGATCCTAATGACAGTCCATATAATGCTCAAAGCAGCAGCCACAGCAGGTATCCAGCCCATTAGGGTGGACACTGTCGTAGTTACCGCCAGTGCGTCCACTGCGACTTTTGCTTCTTCCTGCATTTATCTTTTAGCCTTACCAATAACCAATGCACCAATCTCTAAAAACTTATAGAGCTTACCAATGAGCTTGTCGTCTTTAGGAGTAGGAGTGAGTGCCGTAATGGCGCTACAGGCCGTTACAAGGGCTGTGAGGGCGTTTAAATAGTCTAGTAGTAGCATTAGTTACTCCTTATGATGCCGTGTAGCCATTGCCTGCGCTGATAGCAGCATTAGCTGCGGTCATGTCTTCATCACCCCAATCTTCTTTAGCTACCATAAGCTCAAGGTGCTGAGTGTTACGATCTACGCAGTCTTGACGGTCTTCGGCAGAATCATCAGCCATAGAGTCTCCTGCGATAATCGCGTTGATTAGGTCTACGCTATGGCCCATAGCTAAGTAGTCTTGTGCGAGTTGTTCTGTAGTACGGTCTTCCATTGTTTATCTCCTATTAAGATTCTAGTGCCTCAATACGGGCGGTTAGTGAGTCAATAATTGCTTGTTGCTCTTGGATGGCTTTGACAAGGATTGGTACAAATTTTTCATACTTCAAGCCCATCTGTTTGCCGTCTTCTGTATGGCTAGAGATTAGGTTGGTCTTGTTGGCCTTGTCGTATCCTGCGGCAATTTCAAGGGCTTCTACTTCTTGAGCCTTAAAACCAACATCCAGCCAGTCTTCTTTATGAGTTCCGTCTGGAGTTTGCGCGTTAAGGTCATAGTCTGCGTCTTCTGCGTTGCCGTATTTACTACGCATATCCCACTTGTAGGTTATAGGTTTTAATCCTTTAACAAAATCTAAGCCTAGATCAAGCGGAGTAAAATCAGTTTTATCTCTGGCATCGGAAGTTACCGTCCAAGCTACTTTTATATAAGCCCCAGTAACACTGTTGTTGCCTAGAACAATAACATCACTACTTGTTGTTATGCTTCCGCTTGGGCTAGTAGCTCGTCCTGCATCAAAACCTAAAGCTGTATTGTTAGCTCCACTCGTAAGTTCAAACAGTCCAGCATAACCCACGGCGGTATTTTGGTCGCCTGTGGTAATAGCACCTCCCATAGTATAAATACCTAAAGCAGTGTTATTGGTTCCTATAGAGATACCGCCTGCTGAACCCCCCACGACAGTGTTGTTTTGACCCGTTGTTATTGCACTTCCTGCACCAGCACCGATAGCTGTATTTAGAGTACCTGTGGTGTTTGCGCCTAAAGCGGTGTGACCAACTGCTGTGTTGTTATTTGCTGTGGTGTTGCTGTATAAAGCACCAACACCCACTGCTGTGTTGTAATCACCAGTAGTATTAAATCTTAAAGGTGCGTATTGAGTATAACTACTACCAAAAGCAGAGTTTTCTTTACCCGAAATATTTGCATATAAGGCAGCATTACCAAAAGCAGCATTACCAACACCTGTAGTATTATTGGCTAAAGCATCTGTACCAAAAGCATTACCTGATGCACCTGTGGTGTTTGCTTGTAAAGCACTCTTACCAACGGCTGTGTTGTTAGCGCCTGTGGTGTTTGCTCTTAAGGCATCACTACCAACTGCGGTATTGTTAGAAGCTGTTGAGTTAAATAACAATGCTTCTGAACCAAAAGCTGTATTATTTGCACCTGAAGTATTATCACTTAAAGCTGCATAACCAGCAGCAGTATTATCAGATGCTGTTGTATTAGCATCTAAAGCATTAGCGCCGATTGCGACGTTAAATGCACCTGTGGTGTTTGCGTATAAAGCACTATAACCAACTGCTGTGTTGTTAGCGGCTGTTGTGTTTGCTTTCATCGCCCTGCTTCCCAAGGCGGTGTTGTAGTTTCCAATCGTGTTGTCAGATAAACTCCAATACCCTAAAGAGGCATTTTCTGCACCTGTTGTAATCGCATCACTTGCTAGAGTACCCACTGCGGTGTTTTGAGCGCCTGTGGTGTTTGCGAATAAAGCACTCTTACCAACGGCTGTGTTGTTGTCTGCTGTGGTGTTTGCCGATAAAGCACTTACACCAACGGCTGTGTTGTTAGAAGCGGTGGTCGCACTACCAAAAGAAGACGTTCCTATGGCTACGTTGTTGCTGCCACTTGTAAGTGAGTTTCCAGACACAGCGCCAACCAGCGTGTTCAAACCACCTGTCGTCAGCAACTCTGCTGCTTTCCACCCTACAGCAACATTATAATCAGCGGTAGTGGAAGAAGTACCAGCTCCATCGCCTACGAGAGTATTATAATTACCACCGCTAACAATGCTGTTACCTGCGTTGACACCGAATCGGACGTTAGATGTTCCTGCGGTTGGGGTGGATAGTGAGCCGTTTGCGGAAATGCGGAGGCGTTCTGTGGCGGTTGTACTTGGAAATGGTGAAGTTCCAAAAATTAAACCAACGCTTGTTCCAGAACTATTCTCTGCAATGGCTTGAATTGTCGCTTTTTGTCCAGTGCCGCCAGTTGACCCGTCATTCGCATAAAAGTCTACCTGCCCAATAACGTCATTGGTTGTTATTGAAGTATCAGTGTTTTCAAGCGTTAGGGTTGGGCCTTGACCTGAGTTGTTTGCAGCAACAGTCAGCCCATCCGCCGTGACCGTACCCGTGACATCAATGCCTGTGGAGTCTAAGGTCATTCTTGCGCCAGCAGCAGCTCTGAACGTCATTGTGTCGTCAGAGTTAGTGTAAGCAATAGAACCTGCATCGGTGTCTGTATCACCCATACGCAGTTCAGACTCACCAGTAATGGATGAGAGTATATAGACTGCTGAGTAAGAGTCAGAAGAAGTACCAACTTCAACCCCAGCCGCCTTGACACTACCAGTAACGTCTATGCCTGTGGCTGTGGTGGCTAGTTTGGCTGACCCATCATGATTTGCTGTGAAGTTATATGGATTAGACCCCACTTCAAGAACAGTACCACCTGAGTCTTCCGTGTACAGTCTTTTGTTTGTTAAGTCTACGGCAAGCTCTCCAGCTACCAAATCGGAGGCTGTGGGAGCACCTGAGCCGCTTTTAGTTACAATTGTTGTAGCCATTGTTTAATTCCCTTGTTAGTAAGTGCCGCCTAAGAGCGTACCAGTTGTCATGTTGTCTGCGTTTAAGTTTGATAAAGTAGCTACTGCTGCCGCTGCCGAAGCTGCTGCTGCCGTTGCGCTGGATGCTGCGTTAGTTTCGCTTGTACCTGCATTTGTTTCGCTCGTAGCCGCCGCTGTTGCACTGTTAGATGCGTTGGTTGCGGAGGCTGCAGCGTTGGTCTCGGAAGTAGAAGCATTGCTTTCAGACGTAGCAGCAGCCGTTGCAGAGTTGCCAGCATTAGTAGCGGAAGTCGCTGCGTTTGTTTCCGAAGTTGCAGCGTTAGTTGCACTTGTTGCTGCCTCACCTGCCTTATCTGACGCTGTAGTGGCGCTACCCGCTGAACTGGTGGCACTGGACGCTGCGTTGGTTTCTGAGGTAGCCGCATTGCTTTCACTCGTTGCTGCGTTAGTAGCACTGGTGGATGCTTCCCCTGCCTTAGTTGTCGCTGTGGAGGCACTGGTGGAAGCGTTACTTTCACTTGTCCCAGCGTTAGTGGCGCTGGTTGCTGCATTAGTTTCGCTAGTACTGGCCGCTGTAGCACTTCCAGACGCATCTGAGGCGCTTGTGGCGGCTTCTGAAGCCTTAGTAGTAGCTGTGGCAGCACTAGCCGCTGCGTTCGTCTCTGACGTTCCTGAGGCGGTTGCAGAGGTTGCTGAATTAGTCGCGCTTGTGGCTGCGTTGGTCTCACTGGTTGCGGCGGCGGTTGCACTATTGCCAGCGTTAGTTTCCGAAGATGCAGCATTGGTTGCGCTAGTTGCCGCTGCGGTGGCGCTGATGGCTGCTACAAGTGCGTCTGCATCTGAGGCAGTTTCACTGATAGCAGCGTTAGTTGCACTTGTGGCCGCTGCGCTTGCAGAAGCTGATGCTTCATTTGCTTTTGTAGTAGCAGTTTGAGCGTAGACTGCTATTTGACTGGCGTAGGCATCCGTAGAACTATCTCCAGATCCTCCGTCCCCTCTAAATATCGCCATACTTGCTCTCCGCTGTTACTAAAAAAATAAATGAATAAAAAGTGAGGTACTTGCCCTAAGGCTTTCCCTCACACATATTTTTATAGATTAAGCGGCTACAGCCAATACAAAACCTGATTCTGGTCGTAACGTCTTAACACCGTAGAGCGTGTCTGCGGTATAAAGCGTACCCAAGAACTCTTGCTTGTACTGAGTCTGTGAGCGGATGCCCTGCTGTTCAGCCATAACCATCGTGTCCTTATGGACAAGGAAGGCAGCTTTAACAGTCGTGGTGTACGTCAAAGGACAGTTGCTGGTGGTGAATACGTCAATGCCGTACAAGTTACCAATCTTACCGTTCTGTACGCTGCGTCCGTCAACAAAGTCAGAAGACACATAACGCTCAACACCCATGATTGCATTACGCAGTGAAGGAGGTACAACAAATGAACGGTTGTCCATCGGTACGTCTGCATCGTCCATCTTCTGAATCAAAGCTCGGAAGCCAGCGTCAGTAAATGCGTTTACAGTACCTGCGCCTGCATAAGCTTCAACACCAGTACCGCCTGAATTAACAATAAACGTAGCACTGTTAGTCCAGTCAGAACCGTCACCGTCACCAAAGGACTTGCCCAAAGTGAAGAGGTCGTTGTCCACTTGCTTGGCAAGGGCGTACCCTGCGTCACCAGTGTAGAACTGTCGTAGTGAAGACAAAGCTTGTGCTTCGGTGATGTCTTCAATCATGCGAGAGTATTCAAAGTGCTTGTCAATAACGACTTGTACTTCACTCTCAGTGTCTGCCTGAATCGTTACAGCGGTCTTTGCTGCTTTAGCAGTAGCAACGCCACGGGTAGGCTTAGGAATGTGGATGGTGTCCCCTTTCTTACCAGTCATTGCCATCTTCTTAACGAGATTAGCAAGTACTAAGTTAGCTTGATAAGCAGCGACAATCTCGTCACTCCAAATTTCGGGGATAAACGTTGCGGCGCGAGCATTATCTACTGCACCTGTTTGGCTGGGCCATACTGAAGTAGCCATAATATTTTTTCCTTAATAGATTAGTTTCGTACCCTCCCCTCTTGGTAAGCCTTCATAATCTCATCGGACAATGATTGATACCGTTCAGGGTCTGTACGCATAAGTTTAATAATGTCTGCCCTTCGGTAAATCTTTCTCGTTTTCGTTTCAGAACTACCAGTGGCTGCGCCAGTTGATGCGTTCTTTACAGCTTGCTTACGACCTTGCTTTTCAGCATTAGCTGTTTGTTGTACAACCTGCTTACGTTCTTTCCAAAGGGTAAACAGTTCGTGTGCAGCTTCATAGTCGTATTGCTTGTCTGCTTGTACGTACAGTTGAGTCCGTATCTTTGAGCCTTTAATCCATTCCGCAAACTTATCATCCGTCAAAATGTTTTGCATGTCGGGATGATCTTTCTGAAGTTGAGACAGGGCAGTGGTCTTTTGGTACTGCTTACTGATGTTCTCAGCTTCTCTGATCTTTGGGTGGTTATCAATGGCCCGTTTAACGGCCTCTTCTGGATCCGAGAAAAAATCCACCTCATCAACAGTTTCTTGTTGTTGTGGTGCTTGTTGGTTTGAGAGTTGTGTCTGAATATAACTATCAACAACCTGTCTTAGTTCACCTACTTCAGAGCTTTGACGGCCCAAGAGCTTTTCAGCTTCTTGGTGCATCCGTACAAGATCTTCTGCGGATTTACCTCTGTACTTGTCTGGGATTTCTGATTGAGTTTCCTGCTCTACAGGGTCATTTTCAAAATCACCAGCCTGTTCAGTTTCGTCTGGTTGTTCTTCGTCATCAAGACGCTCATCTAAGAGTGTAGCCATTATTAAATCTCCGTACTAACGTATTATGGAGTGACATGGTTTGTATAAGAAAGGTCTACTCCGAGTTTGCCTTTCTTTCTAGTTTTATCTTCTGTTCGCGTTGTTTAGCCCACTTCATAGTAGCACCTACAAAGTCCCCACTAATGGGGTCAAGTGAGCAACGAACGGGAGATATGATTCTAGTTGCAATTTTATTACATAAACCACAGGTGTGTTCTGTCTCGTCGGAGGCTACTAGGGCCTCCGTAACGTGATTGTCAGGGCATCTGAAGTCAAAAAGAAGACGCATTAAGCGGCTTCCTCCTGATCGTTGTCCTGTGGGTTATTGCGTTCTTCAATAACGCTTTCTAGCTGTGCTTCAAGGTTAAGAACATTAGCCATGATTGCAAGCTGACCTTTACGAAAGAATAAGTCTGTTAAGTCTTTAGTGACCTCAACGGAGTTGACGTTTGGGACGCTTCCTCTGAGATCGTTTAAGAAATACTCCCAGCCTGAGCTTCGGAACATTTCTTGCATACTTCTGGTATAGTCTTCAAATTCTTGATCGTTCACTGTTTCTCCTTTAAAGGACAGATTAAAGTTGTGTACTTAATGTACAGGTATATTATACCATATTTTAGACAAAAAGTCAAGCTATTTTTTAGTCTTCTTACTTGCCATTGTCATCTTCTTACCAGTCTTCTTAGCTGCTTTCTTAGCAGCCGCCATACCAGCTTTGTCATAACTATAGCTTTTTCCACCTACTTTTGGCATTACCATTTCTCCTTGTTGGCCCAATAAGCCGCTGACATTTTACCTTTTGCAATATTTGCCGCATGACGAGCTTTAAATGATTTGCGTCTGGCTTTCTCTTTCTCAGTTGTAGGGGCTTTACCCGCACCACTCACACCTTGCTGTCCAAACCTAATTGTCTTTGTTGTGTCACCTTCTTTGGCAACGACTACGTGTGACTTAGTTGGATGGTTAGGCGTTCTCTTTGGCTTGTTGTAACCGCTTACTCCCGCCCTTTCCAGCTTTGAGTCTTTCTTCTTCGGCACTTTCTAAAACCTCCAGTCTTTCAAAAAGTAAAGCAAAGTTACGATTAACTTGTGCTACAATTTCTTCTAGTTCTCTGTTACTGACCATTAGGCCCTCTCGGTTGCATTGGGATAGTGTTGTTAGGTGTAGACTTTTTCATAGACTTCTCTTTTAACAGCATATCGGCTACTTTAAGTCTACGCTCAAACTCTTTGTCGTCCTCAGTGCCAGACTTTAAGTTAGTCGTCACGGCCTTCATGCGATCAATCTCAAGCTCCTGAGGCATAAGCTGTGTTTCCATAGCAATCTTCTGCGCCCTTGCCTGAGACTCCTGAGCTTGCCCTGAGAGGGCCGCTGTCTGAGACTGCTGGAACTCCATCTGAGCCTGCTGCGTGGCTTGTTGGGCCTGCTGCTGCTCTGGAGTGGGCTGTCCTGCTTGCTCTAGGCGTTGCATCAGCTCTTCACGGTTGGACAGGTTCATATTATCAATGATTGCACTAATCAAAGACGTATACAACGGAGAGTCTGCCTTCATGGTCTGTAGGAGCTGTACAAGCTGTGTTACTTCGTACTCACGCGCCATGATGCCCAAAGTGGACGTAGCATTAAACTTATAGTCAGAGACAGGATAGTGCTCTGGGTCAAACTGCATGTATCGGTGTGCAGCTTTGGTTACAAAGGGGATTAGGAAGGACTCTTGGAAGTTAATCAGTGTACGCTTATGGCGCTTAATAATAGCACCGAGAGACATACTAATACCAGCAGCCGTTGCTTCACCGTTAATACTCCCTGAGATACCCGCAGAGTCTATGGCTCCTGTAGCGGTTTGTACCATCTTTTGTAATGCGTCAGCCTGTGCAAAGGTAATCTGACTGACCTGCCCAAAGTTAAAGGGCTTTAGGATCTCGTCTGGATTACCATTGGTGAGGATAAGCTTACCCGCACGTACCTCAGGCTTAGAGCCTCTGGGGATACGTGTAGCGTCCATAGCCATCATAGGATGGACTGTAAGGGCCAGAGCGTCAATACGTGCTCTAATCTCTGCGTCCAGCGCCTTCTGGCTGTTGTAGCCCTTCTCACAGACTCCACGACCCCAGAAGCGAGACGGTACAACGTCCCATGGGAATGCTACGATGGGTCTGTCCTGCATCATGTAGGGGTTTTCTTCCGCTTTGAGAAGAATACCACCATTGGCAATAACCACGATGGCCTCTACGTAGTACTCTTCTGAATCAAGCTCTAACTCACCGTCCATCTCAACGATTTCTTCAGCAACGTCATCGTCGTCATCCTCATTACTCTTAGCTAACTGAGCCTGAGCGTCAGCCAACAAGTAAGCAGGTACTAACCCATAGTACTTAGTAAGACGTACTTTGTCGTCTGCGTAGGTGGTTAGGTCTTGATCTGGCTCAATGTCAAAGTCTGGGGCTGCTGAACCTACGTGACACTTCTTGTAAACCCCAGCTTCCTGTAGCTGCTCAACGGTGTGTGCGGAGACAAACTCATCCACAGCAACGCCTAAAGCGTCCTCCACGGAGGTGGCTACGGGGTCAATAAGGAAGTTCTGAGGCATTACGGGGCGTAGGCGACAGACAGTCCTGTCAACAATATTAACACCCACAGCGGTTAAATCCCCTCCCATAATGGGCTGGGTGGCTGGCATCATTTCTTTTTCATCGGAAAGAACAACTTCCGCAATCCCTGTGCCAAATACAGCGGAATTGATAAGACACTCCGCAACAGCTTTTCTAACCTTAGTCTTCTCAAAGTCCTTATGCAGATTATTACGGAGATAAACAATGTCAGCTTTGTCAGGATCGTTAGCATCATCAGTGATGTCAAAGAACTTTCCTCTTCCAAAGGTTGCTTCTTCAATTTCCGCAACGGAACTCTCCACGGCTTGTTGTAGGGCTGGGCTAATGATACGAGAACGCTCTGATTCTCTGGTTACGTCTTCCTGCGCCCAGATGCCACGCCAAAGGCGATAGTATTCATCAAACTTCTGTGCATAGTTGGCTTCAAAGTGATCCCGCCATGAGTCACATTTAGTAATGACCCAATCCTCCAAAGCCTCATCAATCATCAACGGCTTGTGTTCTTCGTTGTAATCTTCCATATATTTAATATCCTGCTACGGAGTCTAAGGTTTCAAAATCATCGTACTGCTCAAAGTCCCCTGCGTAGGCAACTTTGGCTAATTGATCCACGTAAGCTAAGGCGTCCACTAAGTCATCGTGAGTTAGCGGGTCGGGGAACTGAAAGAGTTCGTCCAAGAAACGACTATTCCATTCTCCCTTGCTTAACTGTATAATATTATTCTCAAAGCGACCCTGTAAGGCCCACATGATACGGTCAGTCTTCTTCTGGTTGCCGTGAGTTAGTTCCTCAACCCTAAAGAAGAAGCCGTTACGCTTCATCATGTCCGTTAGGGGAGACATAACCGCTTGCTTTGCTATACCCCTCTCAATACCCACTGAGATTGGCTTGTAGTCCCTGACGGCTTGGAAGATCTTCTGTGCTGTATCGTCCAGAGTCCATCTACCGTAGATAATGTTCTCTACGTACCAACCGTCTTCATTCACAAAGACTACCGCAATGGCTGTATTATCAAGACGAGTGTTTTTAGACTTCTTCTTAGATACGTCCTGAAACCCCGCCAAATCCACTGAGATGTAACAATCGTAGTGTTCTGGTTTTTTGTCTGCAAAAGTAACCCATTCCTCTTTGAACATCTCTGAGCCTTTGGCTTCAAAGGAAGCCATAAACTCCTGCCTAAAGGCATAGCTGGACATGGACTTTTTAGCTGTATTTATCTCTTCTTCGTCTAGTAATGGGTTGTCATAGCTGGTAAAGTGCCATGCTTTGTACGTTTCATCGTCACTTAGTTCTGCGTACTGATACAAGTCATAGAAGTGGTTACGCCCCATAGGGGTTCCAATGAATAGTGCATGACCCTTTTGGTCAGCTAGGGCTGGTCTTAGGATTTGTTCCCATACATCAGGCTTAATGTCTGCGTACTCGTCCAAGACTAAGTACCTTAAAGACACACCACGCATAGTTTCAGGTCTATCCCCACCCTTTAGGGAGATTGTAGCACCGTTTACTAATTTTATTTGTAAATTGTTAATGTGACTGGACGCTATGACGGGTTGCCCTAAGCTCATTAGGGTTTCCCACATAATGTCCCTAGCCTGACCCTGCGTAGGGGCTACATAGAAGACAGTACCCCTGTCAGTCTGTAAAGCATTAACAATCAATAACCATGCTGCAAGTCTGGACTTACCTGTACGTCTACCCGCAGCTACAATCTTAAAGCGTGTTGGGTCTTCCCAGACTTGCTGTTGCCACGGCAGTAAGTTAATATTTAGTTCAGACACTAATAAGACCACACTACGGGTACAGACTTACGGTCATCTACGTGAATAAAGGTTTTAGCAACCCCTACGCCCTTAAAGCCCATTTCCATAGCATGTTTAATTAATATGTATTTCTGATTACTGTCCTTTACAGCTATGTCAGCAGCCACACCTAAGACATGCTGACCCACAGTCTTTTTCTTAGCTTCCACACTGTGAGTCCTGTCTCTATAACCACTGGTGATAGTAAAGGGGAAACCACACTTTTCTCTTAGTTCATCCAAACGATGAATAAAAGCAATGGACATTTCATTCTTACCTGTCTCTTGACAGACAAACTCTTCATAAGTAAAATACTTAAACTCTTTACTCATATTCTGTGTATTCCCCTTCCATAACTTCAGGATTATCAGTAATAGTTGTTTCTTGGGAACCTAATCCCGTTATGTTGATGGATATGGAAGACCTACCTCCATTAAGCTTATCCTTCTCAAAGTAGCTTACGGGTAACATCCTGTCCATCATTAACTTCCATGCTGCTGCTTGATGCTTATGGTCATCGTCCAAAGCAGCATTCATGATACTGTCCAACACTTTCTGTGACTTAGGGGAGGCTAACATACGAGCTTTGTACTCGTTAATGATAGCAGCGTCACCTTTGGGCCTACCTACGGCATTTCTACCACCCTTCTTGTTAGACTCAACAAGGACTTTTTTAGGTCTACCCCTTTTCTTCTTGGGTATTTCTTCAAGCAAAAGTATTGCCTCCTAGTATTGCTATGAGATACTTTAAGATACCTAAGGCAGCTTTAGAATATTACTTTAATTAATTTCTTAAAAGTAATCTCTTTATGCTTCCTTAGTATACCTGTATATTATAGCACATTTTTAGTTAAAAGTCAAGAACTTTCTAGTAGAAACCCTAACTATTTGTCTTAAGC